CCTGGATCAAATTCAGTTTTTTCAACTATTACTTCTGCTGGAGGCGGATATGGTGCTGGTCATTATCAAACACCAAGTATTCAAGGCGGAGATGGTGGTTCTGGCGGAGGAGGTTCTTATAGTACAAGCGGAGATGGTGGTTCAGGAAATACTCCACCTGTAAGTCCACCACAAGGAAATGATGGTGGAGATGCTGGTGGTAATAATGTTGGTTCTGGAGGAGGCGGTGCGGCACAAGCTGGCTCTGGTGGTACTGCTCCAGCGGCAAATAATGCTAATGGTGGCCCAGGAGGAGATGGTTCTCCATCAACAATTTCAGGATCAGATGTAACTCGTGCTGGAGGTGGCGCAGGTGCTGGATATGGTGGCGGTGCAAATCCAATAACTAGAGCGCAAGGAGGTGCTGGCGGAGGAGGACAAGGTGCAATAACTAATGAGGGTCCACACGCTGGACAAAAAGTTGCCGCTACTGCTGGACAAACAAACACAGGCGGTGGTGGTGGAGGCGGAAATATTTTTGGCGATCACGGCGGAACAGATGCAGATTCAGGTGTTGGTGGTTCGGGCATTGTTATTATTAGAAGATTAACAGCATCTTCAGCTTCTTCATCAGGTACTACAAGTACAAGCGGATCAGATACAATTCATACATTTACAGGAGACGGAACATTTGTCGCATAAATATGGCACATTTTGCAAAATTAGATAAAACAATAAACAAAGTTATTTCAGTTCATAAAGTTGATGATTCAAATTGCTTAGATGAAGATGGTAATGAAAGTGAATCTGTAGGACAATCTTTTTTAGAAACTATACATAGTTGGCCAGCAGAAAAATGGATTAAAACATCTTATAATACAATAGAAGGATCACATACATTAGGTGGAACTGCTTTTAGAGGAAACTATGCTGGTATAGGTTATATTTGGGATCCAGATAATAATATTTTTTATCAAGAACAACCTTTTCCAAGCTGGACTCTTAATACAACTAAAGCCATATGGGAACCTCCTGTTGCATACCCTACTGGACAACCTAGAAATGAAGATGGAACTTATAAAATTTATACGTGGAATGAATCTAATCAATCTTGGGATCTAGTCTAATTGACAATTTTTTTATAATATAATATTTATTCATTCTTATAGAACAGAATGTTATTATCCAATTATTATTATTATTTTAAATCAGTTATTCCGATAAAAATCTGTAATGAAATTATACAGTATGCTTTAAATCATAAAGACAACATAGCTATTACAGGACAATTTGGTGAAAATAGAAATTTAAAAAAACAACCTTTAAATAAAAAAGAACTTAAAAATTTAAAAACCAAAAGAAATTCTAATGTTGTGTGGTTAAATGATAAATGGATTTATAAAGAAATTCACCCTCTTATAAACTTCGCTAATCAAAGTGCTGGTTGGAATTTTCAATGGGATTGGTCTGAATCTTGTCAATTTACTAAATATAAAAAAAATCAACATTATGATTGGCATTGTGATAGTTGGTCAACTTCTTACAAAGAAGCTGGAAATTATAAAGGTAAAATAAGAAAGTTATCTAGTATCTTAATTCTTTCTGATCCTAAAGATTATTCTGGAGGAGATTTAGAATTTGATTTTAGAAATGCTGATCCAGATAAAAAAAGAAATGTAAAAGTTTGCAAAGATATAAAATGTAAAGGTTCTTTAATTGTTTTTCCTAGTTTTGTATGGCATCGAGTTAATCCCGTTAAAAAAGGTATAAGATATTCTTTAGTTAGTTGGCATTTAGGAAAACCTTTTCAATGATTTGGCCAACACTTTGTATTGATAATTTTTTTCCAAACTTAAATGAGATAATCAAGTTTTCTAAAAGTCTTTCTTATGCTCCCGATATTAACGGAAAATATCCAGGAGAACGAACAAAAGAAATACATTTAATTGATTCTGATTTTTTTAATTATTGTACATCTAAAATGATAGCTTCTCTTTATCCTAATGATTGGAGAAATATGAGCTGGAGTGCTTCATCTACATTTCAAAAAATAAAAGGTTTGTGGCAAGAAGAAGGGTGGGTACATCAAGATGTAACTGAAATATCTTGCATCATATATTTAGAAGGTGATGAAAATTGTGGAACTTCTTTATTTAAACAAATTACTCATAAATCAATGGATATAAAAAGCCAAGGAATTAGACAAGATGGAAATTTAGATTCAAATAAAATTAAAACAAAAGAGTATAATGAGGCTAGGAAAAAAAGTAATCAAAGATTTAAAAAAACCATCAGCTTTGATTCTATACCTAATCGTTGCATAATGTTTGACTCATCGCAATATCACGCAGTTAATAATTATAATAATTCTAAACAAGGAGAAAGACTTACTTTAATTACTTTTTTTGATTCAATCAAAAGAAATGATGGACAACAATTAAAATATCATACCATAGAGGCTAAAAGAATATAGACTTATGACTAACTTTAAAAAACAGAAATACTTAATTATTAAAAAAGCTATTTCTACTGATATGGCTAATTTCATATATGGATATTTTTCTTTTAAACGTAGAGTTGCTAAAAAATTCTTTGAAGAAAGATATATTTCTCCTTTTACTAAAGAGTGGGGGGTTTGGAATGATGAACAAGTACCTAATACTTATTGCCATTATGCAGACATTGTAATGGAAACTCTTTTAGAAAGAGTAAGACCTAAAATTGAAAAAGAAACAAAACTTAAACTTATTCCAACTTATTCTTTTGCTAGATTATATAAAGAAGGAGATATTTTAAAACGTCATAAAGATAGATTTAGTTGTGAAATATCAGCTACTATGTTTTTGGGTGGAGAATCTTGGGAATTATACATAGAACCATCAGGACAAGAAAATAAAAAGGGAATAAAAGTTAATCAAAAGCCTGGCGATATGCTTATTTATTCTGGTTGTGAGTTAGAACATTGGCGAGAGCCTTTTAAAGGAAAAAATTGTTGTCAAGTGTTTTTACATTATAATAAAGTAGGAAGCACACAAGCTAAAAAAAATAAATTTGATAAGAGAGAGTTTTTAGGACTTCCCGCTTATTTTAAAAAATAATATGAAAACTTATGATTATTGGTATTGGAACAACGTATTTAATAAAAAACAAATTAAAAAAATAAATTCTTTTGTTCTTAAAAATTTTGATTCTTTAGAATCTCCAGAAAGAGGCGCACACGACACAAGGGGGAAACCTTTAAAAAGTTCTTCTGTTAAAGTAATTGCTTGGAATAAGATAAAACCTTTGCTTTTTGATTTACAAAATCGTCTTTATTACATTAATCGTGAACACTTTGGTTATGATCTTTATCCTAAAGAAGATATGTCAGGTTGTCTTTTTAATGTTTATTCCGAAAAAAACAAAGGTGGCTATGGGTGGCACTATGATGAATCTTCTAATCCTTGTTCTGATATTAAATTAACGACTATAATTAACCTATCCGATAAAAAGTATGAGGGTGGACAATTAGAGTTATTTAGAAATGAACCAATGATGATAAAAGAATTAAATAATCCTGGTAGTGTTATTATGTTTAAATCTCCAATATCTCATAGAGTTTTACCTGTTATTAAAGGAGAACGAAAAACTTTAGTATTTTTTCTCGAAGGTGCTAGATTTAAGTAAAAAGGTTTATTCTTATTAATAGTTTCTATATAAAAAATTATTATGAAAATTCTTTTAACTTTAATAATGTGTTCTTCTGTTGAATCTAGTTGTATGCAACCTTATCAATGGCCAACTACATTTAATGATACTTATGACTGTTTAGAATTTGGTTATAAAGAATCACTAAAAAAAATAGAGTCATTAGGTCGTAGAGAAGTAAATAAATATGGAGTTTTTATCAAATTTATGTGTAGCGAAAAACCTTATATATTAAAAAAGGAAAAAGATGCCTAAAACGAATCATAGCTTAAAAAATGGTATTGAAATTGTTAAGATTAAGACAGAATTAACACATATTAAAAAAGAATTAACATCTATTAAAGATGAACAAAAAAAATTGTCTGCATACGCTAATATGGGTAAAGGTGGTTTAAGGGTTGTAA